TGCTGCGCTGGTATGGCCTTGACCGGACCAGTGGCGCGGCTGACTTCCGGTGCGAGCAAGATATTGCTGAGGCTGGCTACAAGTACCACATGAACAACGTTGCAGCGGCTCAGGGCATTGGCAACCTGCCGTACGTCAATCGCAACCTCTCCCGGTGTCGGGAGAATGCCGGGTTCTACAGCAAGGTACTCAAGGGTGCGCCAGGCATCAATACGCCAGAGCATAGCTCAGGGCATTCGTGGTGGCTCTACACGTTGCTTGTAGAGGATCCGATGGCTATGCGGGCATACCTGAAAGAGAACGGCATAGACGCGAGCCCAGTGCATAAGCGCAACGATGTGCATACCGCGTTTCGGGCTGCTGCCAAGGACTCGGGACCATTGCCAGGAGTAGACGCATTCTCGGCTCATGAGCTAGCGATCCCGGTTGGTTGGTGGCTCAGTGTTGACGAGCGGTATCAGGTGGCGGGCAAGGTACTTGAGTACGCTGCCAAGACTGAGCAGGTTCTGGCAGGCGTCTGATGGCACTCTACGCGAGCGCAACCGAATTCAAGGATCGTATGGGCATTGAGGATTCGAGCCGTGATATGGCGGTCTACAGAATCCTCGAATCAGCCAGCCTATGGGTAGAGCAGGTAACGGGCAGACGGTTCTACGCTACAACTGCCGATGAGGTCAGAACCTACAGCCTGTCATGGAAAGATTGCGGTTGGGAATTCTACCCACCTGACGATATCCTGAGCCTGACTACCCTTGAGACTGACGCTGACGGTAACGGGGTATTCGAGAACACCTGGGTACTGGGCACTGACTATTACCTAGAGCCCAACAATGCTGCGCTCGATGGCCGGCCCTATACCAAGATCACCAAAGCGTTCTACGCAGGCAGGTATTACTTTCCGTCCTACCAGAACGCGATCAGGCTGACCGGTAAGTTCAGCTACTGTACGCTCGCTAACTGCCCGCCACCGATCCGCGAGCTAACGATGATGGCGGCTGAGACTGACGCTATGCCGATACTCGATCTCACGATGCCTGGTGTGCAGAACTACAAGCTTGGCAACGAGGTCAGTGTGACTATCGGTGGCCGGAGACTTCCTCCCCGGGCAGGCGAGATCGTAGACCTGTACCGCAAGGGTGGGGGCTACGTTACCTGATGCCGATCCCGAGGCACTTTACCAAGGGCAGCAGGATCATTGAGCGCACGTTCAATGCGACTGTTCAGGTGTACCGCAAGGTGTCGGTGGTTGATAACACCGGTGGGCAAACCGATACCTACTCGATCCTGGCGGCTATCCCATGCTCGTTTTACAGGACTGGCATTACGCCGGTTGAGCGAGAGAACGCTACTCAGGTGTTGACGGTAACGGTCTGGACTTTCGTGTTTGCCAAGGGCACAGATATCCGGCCAACCGACCGGCTGTATGTGCCTGCTGAGGGTAGGACGTTTGAGGTTGTGAGCTTTGAGTCGGGAAGTTTCGAGCTAGCGCGCAGAGTAACCGCGCAAGAGATCACGTGAGAAAGGATATTTACGCTCATGGCTGAAAAGCAGGAATCAAGCGCAGAAACGACCACCGAGGATCCCGGCAAGTGCGTCCACTGTGGCAACCCGAAGCCTGTTGACGAGTTGCGCGAGGACTGGCCTTGTGAAAAGTGCATGAGGTTTCAGAGTTCAGCAGTCTGTCCGACCTGCGGTAGCGTGGTGTCTGCCAGCGTGCTCAAGAAAAAGTGAGGTAAAGGCACATGGCACGTTCCCCGTTTACTCCAGTCACATCATCGGCGTCTGGCAGTGTGCAATCGGCCCCGGCGGCTGTTGACGCAGCCAACGGTAACGAGTTTGCAAACGCCGGGCGCACGATCATCGAGATTACCAACTCGTCTGCATCGAGCATCACGGCAACCTTTGTCACCAACGGCACGTACAGCGTTGGCGCGGCTACCTACGCTATCGCTGACCTGGCTGTGGCTGTGGCTGCATCGGCTACCAAGGTCTGTGGCCCGTTCGATACCACGCTGTTCAACAGTGCTACCAACACGGTAGAAGTCAACTGGACTTCTGGTACGTCGATTACGGCTCGCTGCACCACCATGGGTACGTCATAGTTGCCTAAAGTCGCCGGCCTTCGTGCAACTGTCCATGTTGATATTCGTGTCGATAGGACCGCTCAGGTTGCAGCCTTGTTGACAAGGGTTATCAAGCAGACTACGGCATTCAATGCCGATGCGCTGGCATTCGCTGCAGAGTCCTTAGCGCCGGTAGATACCGGGGCTTTGCGAGCCAGTATCTACGTCAATGACGGAGATGCAAGCACGTATGACACCAGGGTCGGTCAGGCTGAGAGGCTAAACCCTGATATGGAAGCCTTAGACGAGATCCATCCTGAGTTTGTGATTTCGCTACAGGATGTAACAGATAAGGCTTATGTGGTGGTGGTTGGTGTTGCTGCTCACTACGGCATCTTTCAAGAGGAAGGGACGGTATTTCAGCCACCACAAAGCTTCCTGCGTCCAGCCGCTGAGAGCATCGGATCCGAGTTCCAGAACGATATGACCGATGCAATAAGGCAAGCACTTGGATGAGCGCAGATATCACCAGAATCAACGAGTGGATGTACTCGCTGTTCAAGAACAACGCGAGCGTAAACTCACTTGTTGGCGGCAGGATCTACAGTGAGATGGCACCGCAGGGGGCCACTTTTCCGCTGTTGCTGTTCGCGTTTCTTGGTGGTTCTGACAAGGTGCTCACGTTCCGCTCGCGGTTCACCAATGGCATCTATCTGGTGAGGGCAGTAGACCGTGGCTCTAGCTATGCGACTGTTGAGCCGATTGCTGATCGTATCGATACGCTCCTAGCAACTGTGCCTGATAACGGCATCGTAGTCAGGGATATCAGGATTGCCTCATGTAACCGCGAGCAACCCCACCAGAGGAAAGATCAAGAGAATGGTGTACCAACCGTCTATCTTGGTGGGTTTTACCGTGTCAGGTATCAACCGATTGCCTGATGTTGCGGGATGAGCGGGACTTTTGGATACAGATCAGGCGAGGGCTAAGCATCGTCACACATGCCATTGCCAACGAAAAGATGGACGATCCTTTCTGGCGCACAATTCTACGTGGCCTCAATATCGTGGTCCGGGCCATTGAAGTGAAGTGGCATTTACCCAGGCGTAGCTTCCGGACTATCGGCCAAACATTACCTGAGCTACCGGCAACACCGCTCGCTCAAACATCAACCGAAGCAGAGGTGAAGGCAGATGCCATTTAGCCCAGGTACTATCGCCACTTTTAGCATTGGTGGCAACGATATTTCACAGTACACAACGTCTGTGAACATCTCGATTGAGCGTGATATCAACGATATCAACCCAATCGGTGGGCAGCCGGTTTCCCGATTGGTTGGGCCTTACTCGGGCACGATCTCGCTTGAGGGTGGCTACGACCCGGTAGTTGATGGCATCTTGAGCGCAATGATGCTCGCGGCTACCCCGGCGCTCCAGACGTTCACCTATCGGCCTGCTGGCTCTGGTGGTGGAACCAGAACGATATCAGGGTCAGGATACTTGGCCTCATACGAGGTTGACACTCCAGGCGATGACACGGCCACTTGGACTGCCGAGATGGCAGTAGTAGGCACCATCACCGACGCATAGAGCGTTGGAACATAACCCATCTCCCCGAAAGGACGGGCACATGGCAATTGTTGAGGAAAGCAATAGCGTACGGATTCTCAGTGCTGCTGAGGTTCTTGCTGCTGACGATATCGAGGAAAAGACTCTGTTCGTAAAGCAGTGGAGCGGTGCAGTCAAGATCCGTACGCTAACGCAACGGCAAGCGGGTGAGCTACGCAAGAGGGCAACCCGTACCAACATCGTCACCAAACAGCAAGAGATCGATAACGAGGCTCTTGAGGCGATGCTGTTTATCGAGGGTGTCGTAGAGCCCAAGTTTACGATGGCTGACTACGGCAAGCTCCAAGAAAAGAGCATGGCTGCAATGAGCTTTGTGCTCAAGGAAATCATGCGCGCCTCTGGCTTGTCTGACGAGGCAGTCAGTGATGCCACCAAAAGCGTTGAAGAGGAACCCGACGCTGAGGTTTGAGTATCAGATGGCACGTGAGCTAGGCATGACCCGGGCACAGCTAGTGGCATCTATGAGCGGTAACGAGTTCGCTCACTGGATTGCGCTCTACACACTTGAGCATCAGGAGCGTGAGCGTGAGCGTAAACGAGCCGAAAGCAGGGCCAGGGCCAAGCGCATGAGCAAGAGCCTTGGTGGTGGCTAACTAGATGCCGGTACCGGTAGCAGAGCTATTCGTCACCGTTGGGGCTGATGCCTCAGGTGCGATCAATGCTATCAACCAGTTTTCTCAGCAGATCAGGCGAGTTGGCGCAAACCTGCAATCCGCCGGTGGCGACCTGACCAAAGGCGTTACTGCTCCGATTGTTGCGAG